CGCCAGAGCGGAGGTTCCCAGTAGAAATGTATATCGATGAACTGCAGGACTATTTAAGCCTGCCCACGGATTTATCTGACGCTTTAGCGCAGGCGCGTGGACTGGGGCTTGGCCTGACGCTGGCCCACCAGTACTTCGACCAACTTCCGTCAAACATCCGCTCCGGCATCAACGCCAACACCAGGAGCAAAATTATGTTCGGCCTTAATTCCACTGACGCCAAAGCGGCAGCTGGTATGGCTCCGGAACTTGCCGCCGAGGATTTTATGGCTCTGCCTCGATACCAGGTTTATGCCTCGTTCCAATCCGGCGGGAAGAATACCGGCTGGGTGCAGGGGAGGACGCTGCCGCCACCGCCAGTCCTCCGGGATGCCGCTGACCTGAAAGCCCACAGTCAGAAAACTTACGGCACGCCGGCAGAACAGGTGGAGGCAGATTACTTAAAAATGTTCGCGGATGACAGTGTTCCTGACAATGAATGGGAGGATGCCGCTATTGGAAGGAGAAAACGCTTATGACTAACCGCCTGACCAGCCATGATAAGAAAGCACAGGCAGAAAGGCCCGGCATTCCCGACTTCTCCAGGTTTCCGGTCTGCGATTCCTATCGTAATCCTGTTACTGACACAGCTCATCCCGGCGGGAACCTCCCGGAAACCCGGAGACTTTCCCACCGCCGACTGGTGGAACTGGGTGCGGCTTTGGGGGAGCGGGATAAGGAGGCACTCCTTGTTATCCAACGGCATCGGTATCTGCTTACCGGACAGGTGCAGCGTTTGGTTTTTACGAATGCCGCTTCGCCTTCTGCCGCCCTCCGGGCTGCCAGCCGCTGCCTTAAAAAGCTTAAAGAGCTGGGGCTAATCTGCACCATGTCCCGGCGGATTGGCGGGGTGAGAGCTGGCTCAGCCTCCCTCATCTGGTATCTCTCCCATGCTGGGGAACGGCTGCTGCGTCTGCATGACTATAAGCCAGCGCCGATCAGGCGGTTCTTCGAGCCTTCGCCTTACTTCCTGGCTCATACGCTTGCGGTTGCGGAATTGTCCATCCAGCTGACGGAATTCTGCCGGGATGAGGGGATAACGCTTACCAATCTGCAGCCAGAACCAGAGTGCTGGCGCTCTTACAGCGAACAAGGAGCACACGTGACTTTAAAGCCTGACCTTTATGCGATCATTGTTTCCCGGGAATATGAAGACCGCTGGTTTTTCGAGGTTGACCTCGACACGGAATCCCCGGCAAAGGTGGTGGAAAAATGCCAGCGTTACCACCGGTACTACCACAGCGGACTGGAACAGAAAGAATCGGGGGTATTCCCGCTCACTGTCTGGGTGGTGCCGGATGAGGCGCGGAAAACCCGGCTTGCTGCCGCTATCCGTACCGCCTTTGACAAACAGCCGAGATTGTTCGCCGTCATCACCGGAGAAGAATTAAAACATCTCATCAGATATGGGGGTGATAAAGAAATGCTATGCTAAACGCTACCATGCAGCATCGCCTAATGATTTTCCAAGGTTCCGGCACAGCTAAGGGGCGGAGCGGGACAAAAGCGGGGACAGGGCTTAGCCTGATGCGGTTTGATATCAACTATTAATCAACTTTAGTGAAAGGAACATTTATGAGTAAAAAATCTACCAGTGAGGCATTAGTCCTCCTTGGAAATATCTCATTGCTTAATGAGGATATCATCTCATTCCTGAACGGCTGTTACACGGATGACAGGTACTGTGATCTTGACAGCGTTGGATCCCTTGCCATGGACGCCAGGGGCGGCACCGTGCTGCAGGCATCTGTGGAGGCCGCGCTGGACTGGAAGGATGCAGGCGCATTCCTGCAGGAAATCCAGCATGAAGCCACAAAAAATAAAGATTTTGGTGCAATCTGGAAATCATCACACCTGCTCAAGCGTCTGCTTTCACTGACAAAAGAAACAGGGGGAGAAAAAGCCGGCACAGAATAAATACTGCTACCGCCAGAGTACCGGGCTCTGTCCGCTTAGCTGTGCCGGAGCCCCGGAATCAGCATAACAACAATAATTTAACCAGCCACAGAAAGGAGGCCGCATGACGTCTGAACGGGAAAAACAATATATCGTAGCACAGCGGGCTATGGGGAAGAGTTTCGCCCAGATCGGCCGGGAACTTGGCCGGGGCGAGAGCTCCATACGTTATGTATTTAACCATTGCATGAGCAAAGAACCAAAACCGGACGAAACCACGCCCCGAATGGTTATGGGAACGGAAATACCCGGCGCGGCCAGATGTAAATATTGCGGTAAGGATTTTACGAAGTCCACCTTGGGCGGCAAGCGGCGTTTCTGCTCAGACCACTGCCGGAATGCATGGTGCAATGAACAGAAACGCCGCGTCCCTTACAGCCGGGTATGTGAGCAATGTGGACGTGAGTTCACTGCCTTCGGCAACCCGCATAAAAGGTTCTGCAGCCGGAAATGTTTTGCCGACAGCCAGAAAGTTGCGCAGGCAGGCCAATGTAAGAAGGTGCGGGTATGACAGCTTTTGAAGACCAACTTCGGTACTATGCCCTCTGCTGCATGACGGATGACCTGCTGGGGCAGGGGCTGATCACACTCAGTGAGTACCACCGGATTTTACAGAAATTATCACAGGAATACCTTGGCGGTAGTGCGCCGCCGGGAAAGGAGGAAGATGTAATCAATAAAATGTAACTTTAATCACTAAACAACTGAGGCGGTACACCGGGAATATCTTTCTGCGGTGTACCGCAGAGCTTCCCGTGGCCGCCAATCAAAAAGGAGGTGAAATACAGTTGTTTACACACAAATTTGGCATTGAAGTGGAGTTTACCGGCATCAACCGGAAGAGAGCAGCTGAGGTTGCTGCGGAATATCTTCACGGGAGGATGGGTGAAGCCCATGGCTATTACGGCACCATCAAGGTGACCGCCTCGGACGGGAGAATCTGGAAATTCATGAGCGATGGCAGCATCAATCTCCAGAGTAGGCAGAATGGAAGGATTGTTCCTGTGTCCGATAACGAGTATAGTGTGGAGATGGTTAGTCCGATCCTCAGCTACTATGAAGATATCGGCGACATCCAGTCACTGGTCAGGAGGCTGAGGAAAGCCGGGGGATTCGCGAACAATACCTGCGGTATCCATATCCATCTGGATGGCGCTGAACACACGCCAAAAAGCATCCGTAACTTTGTGAACCTGATTGCATCACGCAATGATTTGTTCTACAAGGCGCTTCAGATTCCGCCGGAACGGATGAAATACTGCAAGAAAATGGATGACTTTCTGGTTGGCAGACTGAATGGAACCCACCCCAAAACCTTTTCACAGATTGAAAGTATCTGGTATGAAGGTTATGCCGGGAACCGTAGCGATCATTACCACAACAGCCGCTACCATTTCTTGAATCTGCACAGTTTCTTCCACGGCAACCACACAGTGGAACTCAGGGGATTCAATGGAACGCTGCATGCCGGGAAAATTCGGGCCTACATCGTGTTCGCGCTTGCGATGAACCACCAGGCCATCACGCAGAGATCTGCACAATATCACAAAGTCCAGGCCGAGAACGAGAAGTTCGCCATGCGCACCTACTTAAACCGCATCGGCTTTATCGGCGAGGAATTTAAGAATTGCAGGGAACACCTTTACAAACATCTGGACGGCAACGCTGCCTGGCGTTACGGCAGCCGGGAGAATGTCAGGAGCCATATCAGAAACGGAGGGAATCCACATGAAGGATAAGGAAGGGAAACTGTACATCGCCTACGGCTCCAACCTCAACCTGGAGCAGATGGCGCACCGTTGCCCCACGGCGCAGGTCGTGGGAACGGCGACGCTGAAGAACTGGCGGCTGATGTTCTACTCGGTAGCGACGATTGAACGCCAGAAAGGCGGGAAAGTTCCGATACTGGTCTGGCGGATCAAACCGCGTGACGAGCAGGCGCTTGACCGATATGAAGGCTGGCCATGCCTTTACCGCAAGGAAAGGCTGCGGGTCACGGTAAACGGCCGCCGGGTTTATGCTTTTGTTTACATCATGAACGCGGAGGGTAGGTGTTACTGCACACCGGGCAGCGTCTATCTTGAGACGATCCACCGGGGCTACCTCGATGCAGGTTTTGACCGGGGGATTCTGCTGAAGGCTGTGGAGGATTCGGATAAGGAGGCTAAACTGAAATGAAACAGGCCGTCAAAGAACAGATTCTGAAAGTCCGCAGCATGCGGGAAACCAATATGTTCGACTTAGGGATGGTGATGCAGATCGCTAACCGGGAAGGATGGTATGAGCTGGTGGCCTATCTTGCCTACAATGACAGCCATAAGGAATACGCGCATTTCATACTGGCCGGTGAAACGAAGATGGAGGACTGACATTAGTCCATAACCCGGCATAATATCAAGACTTGATGGAAATGCCAATGTGAGTGACTAATAGAGTGACGCAAAAAAGAAAGGAGCGGATATCATGCCAGCAATGAAGTTTCCAAGCCGTGAGACCGTAGCAAAAATACGGGAACAGTATCCCGCAGGCACAAAAGTGGAATTGGTTTCCATGAATGACCCTTACCGCAACATGCCGCCGGGCTTAAAAGGCACTGTAAAGTCCGTGGACGACACAGACACTGTGTTCGTCAGCTGGGAGAACGGTTCCTGCCTCGGCGCAGTTTACGGGGAGGATAAAATCAGGAGATTGTAACTTACAGGCTGAGGGGGCGTTTATGCCCCCTCTTTCCAACATGAAAAGGAGATGATGCATTATGAGGATTGAGAAATTAGACAGCCGGATAGCTGTCCCGGAACACAGGAGGAAACGGGTGGCGGCCTACGTCCGTGTCTCCACGGAGAAAGAAATGGCGCTGAACTCCCTGGAAAACCAGGCAGAAATTTACACAGCACAGATTGAGGCAAATCCCGGATGGGAATTTTCTGGCATCTATGAAGACCGGGGCATCTCCGGCACCAAGGAGATGCGGCCTGCATTCCAGCAGATGCTCTCGGACTGCCGGGAGGGGAAGATTAACCTGATTCTTACCAAATCGTTTACTCGCTTTGCCCGCAACACCGTGGTGCTTTTGAGTACACTACGTGAACTAAAAAACCTCGAAGTAGATGTCTATTTTGAGAAAGACAATATCCACTCCCTTTCGGAGACCGGGGAATTTCTCATTACACTGCTCGCCGCTTATGCGCAGGCGGAAAGCTATTCCGCCTGCGAAAACCAAAAATGGCGCATTAAAAAGGCTTTCGAGGAGGGGCGCACCACGATTGGGAAAATGATTGGCTACCGCCTGAAAGACGGGGTGTTGACAGTTGTACCGGAAGAGGCAGAAATTGTGCGGCAGATATTTAAGGATTACCTCTCTGGCATGGGGGAAAATGCCATTGCCAAGAAGCTCATCCGCATGGGCCTAACGCCGATGCGCAGCCAAAGACCATGGAACCGCACCAGCATCCGGTATATCCTGACAAACGAGAAATACAGCGGGAATATGCTGTTACAGAAAACCTATATCGAGAATTACATCAGCAAAAAACCGGTAAGAAATCATGGGGAAAGGACACGGTATCTGGTGGAAAACAGTCATGAGGCAATCATCCCCAAAGCGATGTTCGATGCCGCGCAGGCAGAAAGGCAAAAACGCCGGGAAAAAATGAAAGCAGATGGCCGGCAGGGGTCAAAGCGCTACCCTTTTTCCGGAGTAATTGAATGCGGGGAGTGCGGCATGCATTACCGCCGCAGAACTGTCAGGTCAGGAACTTCATATAAGCAGTCAGTGTGGCTATGCCGGACTTTTGATACTTATGGCAAAGAGTTCTGCCACAGCAGACAGATACCAGAAGACATCCTGATTGCGGAAACAATTAAAATGCTGGGGCGTGATGATTTGGAAACTGCTGTGCCGGAGATGCTTTCAGCGATCCGCGTGCCAGAGGCCAATCATCTGGTCTATGTGTTCCGGGACGGCTCAGAACAGGACGTATTCTGGAAACACCATTCCCGCAAGGATAGCTGGACGGAAGAAAAGCGGCAGAAAGCGCGGGAGCTGGCTCTTGAACGGAACCGCATAAGAAGGGAGGGGAACAGCAATGCCTGAGAAAACCATACGTGTGATCCAGCCGACCAGCCAGCAGAATGCAGGGGATAATACCATTACCCTGGCCAAACGCAAAGTGGCGGCCTATGCCCGTGTCTCCACGGACGAGGATGAGCAGCTTAGCAGTTATGAAAACCAGGTCAATTACTACACCCGCTATATCCAGTCCAAACCGGAGTGGGAGTTTGTCGGGCTGTATTCGGACGAAGGGATTTCCGGCCTGAACACCAAAAAACGTGATGGCTTCCGGCAGATGGTGGAGGACGCGCTGAATGGAAAAATAGATTTAATCCTCACAAAATCCATCTCCCGTTTTGCAAGGAACACGGTGGACTCCCTTGTAACCATACGCCAGCTGAAGGAAAAAGGCGTTGAGGTATATTTTGAGAAAGAAAATATCTATACGCTGGACAGCAAAGGGGAGCTCCTTATTACGATCATGAGTTCCATTGCACAGGAGGAATCCCGCTCCATAAGCGAGAATGTCACTTGGGCAAAGCGCAAAAATATGGAGCGCGGCAAGGTAAGCATGTCCTACGGGCATTTCCTCGGCTATGAAAAAGGGGAAGACGGGAAACCGCAGATTGTGGAGAAAGAGGCAGAAGTTGTCCGGCGGATCTATAACCTCTATCTCGACGGTAAGAGTGTCCGTGAGATTGCACGGATTTTAACCACTGGGGAAGTACCGACGCCCTCCGGCAAAAACTGTAACTGGAGCGTGTCGACCATCATGAGCATCCTCAGAAATGAGAAGTACAAGGGCGATGCCCTGCTCCAGAAGGTCTATACTGTAGATTTTTTGAACAAGAAAGTAGTCAAGAACACGAATGTATTGCCGCAGTATTATGTGGAAAACTCCCACCCTGCCATCATTGACGAAGAGACTTTTGACATGGTGCAGGCGGAGCTGGCAAAGCGCGGTGGCTGCAGCCGCGGGCGGCGGGCAAAATCCGTTTTCGACCGCAAAGTGGTCTGCGGAG